GAAAGGAAGTGCAGCCGCTAAGAGGAGAAAGTCATATTGTGCCAGAAGTGCTGGTCAAATGAAAAAATTCCCAAAAGCCGCTAAAGATCCAAACAGTCGTTTACGACAAGCTAGAAGAAGGTGGAAGTGCTAATGCCTAGAGGTAGACCAAAAAAAGAATCGCTTACAGCCGAACAAGTTATGCATGAATTAGCTATGCATGAAGCTGAATGCACTCTTAGGTACAAAAGAATAGAAGAAATATTGCAAGATCAAAAGACCCATTTGAAAGGACTTGATGTTCGTATGTGGGGATTAGCTGTTTTAATTATAGGGGCTGCAGCAGTGCAGAAATTATTATGATGACAAGTAAAGTAAAAACAGGACCTAAACCATCTAAATTAAACGTAACTTATTTTAAGAATGGTGGAGCTGCTTCTAAAAAATCAAAAGGCAGTAAGATATGTCCAGCAGGTAAAGCATGGGCTAAAAGAACTTTTGATACATATCCAAGCGCATATGCGAACATGGCCGCTTCCAAATATTGTAAAGACCCTAATTACGCAAAGGGTGCGAAAGGCAAGAAATAATGGGTGCTCTTAAAGATTGGGTAAAGCAAGACTGGGTTCGTATAGGAACTGATGGTAAAATTAAGGGAAAATGTGGGACATCTAAGGATAAAAAAAATCCTGATAGATGTTTACCTAGATCTAAAGCAAATAGCTTATCTCAATCTGAAAGAGCTTCTACAGCTAAGAAAAAGAAAAAAGAAGGTGCAAAGGGCAAAACATTTGTTGCAAACACTAAGTCAGCAAAGGTCACAAAAATGGGGTTTGGTGGAGAAGTGTCTGCTACTAAAGCTAAAAGACCTTTTAAAGGTAAAACTAAAAAAGGATCTATTGTTGCAAGAGGTTGTGGTATTGTAATGCCAAACAGACGTAAACAAACAAAAGTAAGGACTTAATATGGCAACATCTAATTCTACAAACTTTGAACCAGATGCCGCAGAATATATAGAAGAAGCTTATGAAAGGTGCGGTTTAGAAGTAAGAACAGGTTATGATTTAACAACAGCTAGACGATCTTTAAATTTGATGTTTGCCGAATGGGCCAACAGAGGGTTAAATCAATGGACAATTACTCAAAGAACACAAGCCATTACGTCTGGAGATCGTGAATATGATTTGGGTTCGGATGTAATAGATATACTTAACATTGTGGTAAGACGTTCTGGCACGGATTTTTCTATGACAAGAGTTAGTAGGTCAGATGATCTGGCTATTCCAAACAAAGCTACTACAGGTAGACCTACACAATTTTTTCTTGATAGACAAATTACACCAAATTTAAAAGTATGGCCTACGCCTGAGAATAGCACTGATGTCATTCACTATGATGCTTTGACCCGAGTAGAAGACGTAGATTCTCAGGTTAATACTATGGATGTTCCGTTCAGGTTTTATCCTTGTTTGTCTGCAGGTTTGGCTTATTATTTGTCCCTAAAGAAAGCTCCACAAAGAACTCAAATGCTAAAAGCCATATACGAAGAAGAGTTTGAAAGAGCTATGGGAGAAGACAGAGACAGGTCGAGCTTTACTGTAAGTCCGCAATACGCGTATTTAAGGTCTAACTAATGAGTAGGTTTGCCACAGGTAAACACGCCTACGGCATATCTGACAGATCAGGTATGAAATATAGATATCGTGATTTAAAAAAAGAATGGAACGGTTCTTTAGTAGGCCCAGATGAGTTTGAAGCCAAGCACCCGCAGTTAGGTCCTTTTAGAACGGTAGCAGATCCCGAAGCAATTAGAGATGCACGACCTAGCAGAACAGAAAACCCCGTAGAAGTTCTTTTAGTTTTAAATCCGTTTACATCAAGCACTTCAGGTTCGGGTGTAATAACAGTACGAGAATTTGGACATGGTAGGTCTAGTGGAGATACGGTGAGATTTAGAAATGTGTATGGTTTTGACGGCTTTACAAAGGCTGTTTTGGAACAGGCCGTGGGTTACAGTGTAACGGTTGTCACCACGGACACATATACATTTACAGCTAATGGAGAAACCGCTACAATAGGAGGTATTGTAGGAGGCGGTAGTCGAGCTACAGCAGGACCAACAACGGTGAGTGCATGATATGAGTTTTACTTTAGCAACATTAAAGACAGCCATACAAGATTATTCAGACAATAGCGAAACTATTTTTGTAAATAACTTAAATAACTTTATAAAAGCTGCAGAAGAAAAAATATTTAAGAGTGTAGACTTAGACTATTTTAGAAAAAATGTAACAAGTGCCTTAACATCTTCAGATCAGTTTTTGACGGTGCCTTCAGATTATTTAGCATCCTTCTCTTTACAGATAACAACATCTGGGTCAGAAGGTTTTTTACTTCAAAAAGATGTAAACTTTTTAAGAGAGTACACACCTAGTGCATCTACCACAGGTCTTCCTAAATATTTTGCACGATTTGATGAAAACAATTTTATTTTAGCACCAACACCTGACAGTAATTATACAATAGAATTACATTATTTCTACAGACCAACAAGTTTGACCGCAGGTGCTGACAGTGGTACAACTTGGATTAGCACTAACGCTCCGTTTGCTTTATTGTATGGTTGTTTAATTGAAGCCTATACTTTTATGAAGGGAGAACCAGATGTCCTTCAAAATTACACAAATATATACTTGCAGTATATGGAAAGATTAAAGGATTTAGGAGAAGCGCGAGAAAACACAGATGCAAACAGAGTTGGTCTACCATCAAGACCGAGAACATAGGAGTATAAAATGGCAACAGCAAATGCAGCAACCAATTACCTAGAGAGAAGAATACTACACTTCTTGTTTAAGAATAACTCTCTTAGTTTATCTTCACCTGGAGATAGTATATATGTAGGACTTGCAACGGCAGTAAGTGCGGCCGAAACTGGATCAGTTACAGAAGCAACCTTTACAAACTACGCAAGACAACAAGTTACAGCAGCAAACTGGACTACAATAGGTGCAGACTCAACAGATACGCAAACTGCAAAGAACGCAGCTAATATTGAGTTTCCAGCATCTGGTGGAACGAACAATACTATAACACATGTTATAATAGCAGACGCATCAAGTGGTGGTAATATACTTTTTGTAGGTGCTTTAGATGCAAGTAAAACGATAGCTAGTGGTGATATATTTAGAATTAATGCAAATAACTTAACTATAGAATTGAAGTAATGGCCCTCGTACTTAATGACAGAGTAAAAGAAACATCTACCACAACTGGTACTGGCACACTTACATTAGGCGGTGCAGTTACTGGTTTTGAAACATTTGCAGCAGGTATAGGTAATTCTAATACTACTTATTATGCAGTTATATTACCAGGAACTGCTGAATTTGAAGTTGGTTTAGGCACACTTAATGGAGACTCCAGTACTATTGCCAGAACAACTATAATAAGTAGTTCTAATAGTGATAGTGCAGTAAACTTTAGTGCGGGTACAAAAAACATATTTTGTACGATACCTGCATCAAAATCAGTATTTTTAGACGCAAGTGGTAATACATCAGTTGGTGCAGATTTATCTGTTGGAGATGATCTTACAGTTGAAGGTGGTGTTATAGCTCTTAAAAATACTGGTGCACAGTCTGAATTAAGACTATATTGTGAAAGTTCTAACGCACACTATGCTGCATTAAAAGCACCAGCACATTCTGATTTTTCTGGTAATACTGCATTAACCTTACCTGCAACCACAGACACTATAGTTGCTAGAGCTACTACAGATACTTTAACAAACAAGACTTTAACTACACCTACAATAAATGGTGCGACTCTTGGATCTGCTAACATAGCCACAGCAAGTAATGGTGATATTAATCTTGCACCAAATGGAACTGGTAAAGTAGTTATTAAAGGCAATAATAATCAAGGTAAAATAGTATTAAACTGTGAGGCTAATAGTCACGGACAAACGATTATAGCTGCACCACATTCTGAAAGTGCAAACAATGTTCTGACATTACCTAGCACTGGTGGTGATGCTAGATTAGTATCAACAGCTTCAACTGCTACACTTACAAACAAAACATTAACATCACCAAAGATAAATGAAGATGTTGCTGTAACGTCTACTGCTACAGAAATAAATATACTTGATGGCGTAACTGCCACAACAGCAGAGTTAAATTATAGTGACACAGGTCAATCTGTAGGCACAGTTGTAGCAAGTAAGGTTGTTACAGTAGATGCAAATAAAGACGTATCATCTTTTAGAAACATCACATTGACAGGTGAGCTTGATGCAGGATCACTAGATATTTCTGGAGATGCAGATATAGATGGCACATTAGAAGCAGATGCCATGACACTAAATGGTACGGCAATAACTACAACTGCTACTTTGTCAACTGGTATATCTAATGGTAATGTATTAGTGGCAACAAGTGGTGTAGCCGACAATGATTTTCTAAGGGTTGATGGTACAAGTATAGAAGGAAGAAGTGCTAGTGAAGTGTTAAGTGATATAGGTGCAACAAGTGCTACAGATGCAGCAAACGATGCCACCGCCTTGGCGATAGCCCTTGGGTGATTAGGAGATAAAGAATGGCAAATACATTTAAATTAGTTTCAAAGGCAGGTGTAACGACAGCTGATGTTATATATACAGTAGCGGGTTCTACAACGACAGTTCTGCTGGGGATTATGTTAGGCAATACAA